CCCGCAGACAACCTTACGAAGGTACGTCGTGTATTTCCCTGTACCCTCCGTGGGAGTTAGCCACGTGTCAGTGTAACCTGTTCCCATGCTATTGGAAGCTGTATTTATTTTATAACCAACAGGTATTTTGGCGATAATTTTTTGCACAAACACGGCATTCGCCCGGGAAGTTATAGACTGGTACACCCCGCCATACCCGGGTGTTTGAGCTGCTTTACACGTGACCTTCAGGCAGTACCCGGATTGTGTCGGGGCATCCGATGGCTTCGCGATTCTTTCCACGACTAGCTTGGCTTTAACATCCGCAACGGAATTAGAGTATTTATTAACCCCATTCCAGCCTAGTTTAAACTCCGGATCTTTATAAAGCATTTTCCCGTTAATGGACTCGCCGGGTACCCCTTGGGCTCCCGTGTTACCCATTTTTCCCACCGAGTAAATTGTAGAACTCGTACCATTAGTGTAACTAATTATCGTTCTCGTCCAAAGATAAGAACCCGCCGCAACCGTTGGAATACTACTGCTCCATGTACCCGTTGGTGCCGTGATGCCTGATGTTGAGGCTTGATAAGTTATAGCGGTACTACTCACCCCGTTCCCGGCGTTACCATTCGTGCCGTTCGTACCCATTCTACCGACAGAATACATCGTGCTTGTCGTGTTGTCCGTGTAAGTTATGATTGTCGTGTAAGTTATGATTGTCCGGGTCCAAAGGTATTGCCCGGCTGCAACGGCGGGGATGCTACTACTCCACGTCCCGGGAGGAGTTGTAGTTCCAGAACTCGAGACTTGATAAGCAATTGCCGTACTTTTCACGCCCTTACCAGCCGCACCAGAATCTCCCTTGTCTCCGGTGGCACCCTTGAAAACGATCGAGTAGGAAAACACGCGGGTGAAAGACTTCCCGTCTACCGTCACCGGGATACTCACCGTCCCGCTCGCCGTTTTCATGCTAGTTGTAACAGCAAACGTGATCACTGGTGTAGTCGTCCCGTTGCTCGCTATACTTGCAGTCATCCCGGCGGGTAAACCCGTGATTATTCCGATCGTCACGGCCACTTGCCCGGCACCCTTGTACGCTATCACGCCGCAGGTTGTTGACCCGGCCAAGGCAGCAGCAGTGGAACCGGCAAAGGCGTGAGCCTCGTTAGTCAGCAATACCGTGTAAGCGTCTTTGCCAGCTGCCCCGGTGGCTCCAGTAGCACCCATCTTCCCGATAGAATAAGACGTGCTTGTCGTGTTATCGGTGTAAGTGATGATCATGCGGGTCCACAAGTATTGATTGGCCGACACGGAAGGGATAGTGGCTCCCCACGTCCCGGTGGGAACGGTGGTCCCGCTCGTGGACGCTTGGTAGGTGACCGCCGTGGATTTTATCCCTTTCCCGGCAGCTCCCGTGGCCCCGGTAGCTCCCATCTTACCGATGGAATAAGAAGTGCTTGTCGTACCATCGGTGTAGGTGATGATCGTGCGAGTCCACAAGTATTGATTGGCCGACACGGAAGGGATAGCGGTTTCCCACGTCCCGGAAGGAACGGTGGTCCCGTTCGTGGATGCTTGATAGGTAACAGCCGTGGACGATATTCCCCGGCCAGCGTCACCCTTGTCTCCCTTCACCCCGTTGGCTCCCATCTTGCCGATAGAATAGGACGTGCTTGTCGTGTTATCAGTGTAAGTGATGATCGTGCGGGTCCACAAGTATTGATTGGCCGACACGGAAGGGATAGTGGTTCCCCACGTCCCGGTGGGAACGGTGGTCCCGCTCGTGGACGCTTGGTAGGTGACCGCCGTGGATTTTATCCCTTTCCCGGCAGCTCCCGTGGCCCCGGTAGCTCCCATCTTACCGATGGAATAAGAAGTGCTTGTCGTACCATCGGTGTAGGTGATGATCGTGCGAGTCCACAAGTATTGATTGGCCGACACGGAAGGGATAGTGGTTTCCCACGTCCCGGTGGGAACGGTGGTACCGTTCGTGGATGCTTGATAGGTAACGGCCGTGGATGATATTCCCTTCCCGTCCGTGCCGGGTTCTCCCGCGGCCCCGTCGGCCAACTTCGCCAGCGTGAACACGTCCGTGAAACTCTCGTCCCCGTTACAAACACACCGGAACGACCTCACGTTAGTACCGGAAGGGAATAACACCGGGTCTCCCGGCATGACATCCAGCGTTTTTTTCGTGGCGCTTTCAATATTTACCCAACCCGTACCGTGTAAAAATTGCCACTGGTAGGATTCGGGGGCGATCTTCGAGGCTATCGCTGTCAATGTTATCGTTGCCGGGATCGGGTTTCCCGTGAAACCGGGACCGTATTTAAACACTTGCGAGGAAGCGGTTATGTCTATGGTTTTGACTATGGCGTCTTGAATTTTTTCCTCCAACCCCTCGATAATATCAGAGAACTCCCCGTTTTTCGTGAATACTCCCACCCGGTTACTCCCGTTCGGGTCTTTACCCATGCTAATAGCCCATTTTCCCGATAGCGTGTAACTATTCACCCCGGCGTACATCGTCATCCCGGCGTCTTCCATCATGGATGAAATAACAAGGATCCACGAGAGATTCGGGTCTGTACGGTGCCCGAACTGCGCCAGTTCATCACCTACCTCGGGAATATCAACCCCATCCCGGTCTGTCTTCGACAAGTCGATGTAATCCTCTCCGACGCCCGTAACGAGGTTCCAGTAATATTTCTTTTTGTTGTCCCCGTAATTGTCACACCGCATTTGCGCCCCTATCGTGCAAGTGTTAACCTGTCCCTCGGATGTATCCATGTAGCAACGCCAGTAATCGGGGTATTCCTTGACCTTATTTACCTTCATCCCAGAAGGAGAATGCACGTCCCGTCCCCCACGCCAAAACACTTGTGCCACGGCAAGTGCCATTACTTCCATGTAATTCCGAACAGTTAATTTCCCAGTCGTGAAGTCTTCCGTCCCGACCATTCCAGTCCCCGCACCGACAACACCGGGAATAAAATCAGCCGTTTTAAAACCCTCCCGTAAAATTAACTTCCGAAACTCCGCATCTCCCAATGCGTCGATTATCCAGCCCTTTAATTTACTCTCGAAGTCGGTGGAGGTAACGCTATTGAACTTGACGTCATCGGATTTACGGACGGGTTGATCAAGGTAATCCTCGAAAGAATTACCCGCCCACAGGTCAGAATCTCCCGCTTTAATCTTTTCCCCCAGGTAAAGGATGTATCCCTTGATCACTTTTAATTTTTCTTCCGTCCAGACGCTTCCTGTTTCAAGAATGAACCCCAGTAATTCCTGTAACGTCGCTTTACCGGATTTCGCCACGTTCGTACGGTCTACCTCTATGACACTACCAGGTTTTAGCTCGGACGGGGAGAGGTCCCGTATTCTCATCGGGACACCCGCCCCGCTTTGATAAACCCGTGTTTCGTTTTCCCCGCTACTGCGATACTCGCTAGTGTTACCACCCGTGACACGAGCCGACTCGATTGTTTCCCCGGACAATTCTCTATACGGCATGAATTGCTCGAGAGTAACGTCCATCTCGTCTGCAAGTAGATTCAACGCGGCACTTGTAACGTGAAACAGGGTATCGCTATACTTGTCGGAGAGTAACATGAAAGTATGAAGGTCTCGACCTTGAATTACCCCGGTAAGTTGCCTCCGGGGAAAGCCAATCCGGCTACACGTTGATTTCAACAGCGTGTACAGGAATGAATCTGTTTTCTCGCCGATCATCCATTCCGAGGTAAATCCCCCGTTTTTCACGTGCAACACGTTGTTAAACAACAAATCGGCATTTTCGGTAAACGGGGTATCACCGAAAGCGATTTTCACCTCCCCGTGATTTTCCGAGGCTGCCTCGACAAGAGTCGCTTCCACGTCAATTCCCCCGGACACGATGTGAGTAACGACCACGTTAGTAACGTGATTCGTGACGTTCCCGAGGTTTGTGGTGTCTTGAAACTTTATTTCCAGTTTACCGGAGAACGGGAAACCGTCTGCCGTGATTTCAAGTTTCTCGAAATCAGATTCCGAGAACGGGTATCGCTGGAACATCTGTAACTTTTTCGTGGTACTTGACCGGGGAAATGAATACTCCGCATCCCTCCACCCTTCTTCCAGGGACAAGTATTTTGTCGTCGTGCCATCCGTTAACTTTATAGTGATATTAAACGACCCTGTTTCTGGAATGTTCCCTCCCCAGTAGATGGGAGTTGTTGATGAACAATAGTTCACCGCAATACTAAGGACTTGAGTCGTTTTTTCCACGCCAATCTGTTGGTAAACACTCCCCTTTTCTGACAAGTTCAAGTTAACAAAATGCACGTCGTTCACGCTATGACTATATATAGCCTTTCCCCCGGCGATCCATCCTTCAAGTCCTTTCCGGAAATCATAATTCGACAAAAAAGAGGGGCGTTTGTTGTAATCATAGATAAACGTTGCCACCTTGCTTGCCGGGATAATCTCGTTCGTCAAGCTACCGAGGGGATAACAATCCTCCCCGGTAGACCCGAGAACCATTTTTTCTCGCTTACCGTTACCAGTTTTCGTCCCCTGGTTATTATAAATATACCCGCCTTTATCCACGTCTACTAGGGAACAGATCAACCACCCGTTCTCGCTTTGCGTGATGAAACAATCAAGGGATGTCATGCATTCTTCAAGCACCTCGTAACAAGTCATACCGTTAAACGTGCCCGTGTTTAACGTTGCCTGGTGAAGCACGGATTCCATGCTAGACATCGATTTTTCAAGCAAGGAAAAAGATATTTCAAATCCCAAGGGAAGAGACGTTTGATCACAGCAATATTTTATAATTTCAAATATCGAGCGGGTACCCGTTTGAGCGTACTGGATATTTTTCAATATTCCAAGCCCGTCACTCGCCGTCACGCTAACGTCGTATGGTACCGAGATGTAAGGTTCCGAGTATTTCTCCGGGAGAACATAACCAGTCCAGATCAACACCCCATTTTTATACAACTCGACGAGAAACAACTTGTTGTCTACCGTGTACAAGGATGTTAATTCCCCGTCCACGTCTGCCTGTACGACCATCTCCAAGGACGTGCCGGATATTCCAGAGTCAGAATCATCCCTACGCAACAAAGGAGCTGCCCCGAGAGACTTGTTTTCTGCCACTCCGGTATAATCCCGCTCTTTGATCAGAATTTTGTAATCATGATTATACTTCTCAGATTCCCATCTTAAAATATAGCGTGTTCCGTACATACTCATGTAGTTAATCTTTTACGTTTATTTTCTGAATCAATCACAGCAACAAGAGTACTTCCTCGTGCTTCAAGTTTTCCCGTTACATTTAAATTAACCTCTTTTGTATATCTCTCCCCGGAACGATCAGTACGGACATCTAACGTATTGGAATAACTTCTTGAAGAGGAACTTCCCCCACCACTTGCAACCTGACTGAGAGAAGCTTTTACGGCAGTTCCCAACGCAACCAAGGCAATACCCGCTGCAATTGCAGCATAAGGATTTCCAAAATTCAAACTAGCTCGTATCGCAATCATTGCCACCCCTAACTGTATTGCAATCTTACCCACTTGTATCGCTAAATCCGCGAACACTTCCGCCACCATCGTCGCAAACCCTTTCAAACTCCCGGTTCCTGCGATTATCTGACCAAGACTTTCACCAAATCCCACCGCGATACTTTGAAACGCCTCGTTTATTGAAGCGGAAATATCAACGATCTCTTTATCAAATGCCGAATAATCCGTTACAATTTTTTGAAGAGGTCCCGTGTCTACCGGGGCCAATTCCAGTTTATAAGTTAACGGTATGTATCTCTTTTTCCCGTCTTTTTTAGCTTGCCGTTGTTCTTTTTCCAAGTTTTTAGCAATGGCAAAATCAAGGGCTTTCGCTTGCGTGATTAATTCCTTGTTCTTGGCAACCATTTCTTTCTTTTGGGAAAGGATTTGAGTTTGCGTGTCAACCATCGCTTTATACAGGTTATTCTCTTCCTCGTAATCCTTGTTCATGTTTTCAGCTAACCCGTTTTGAGCGACCATTATATCATATTCTTCTTTCGCCAAGGCATTCCTCTTTCTACCCAACACGTCAAGAACTCCCATTGCTTGTTGATTGAAGAAATAACGTTGCATCGCGGAATACTTTTCCTTGTCCTCCGTTTTTAATCTCAAATTTGCCAGCTTTCGCTGCAAATCGGCCTCTTCTTTTACAAACGCTATTCGTTGTTTCTCCAATTTCTGCCTACGAATTTCAAGGGTTTGAGCATCATTGTAGGTCCCCTTCAATTTACTACCGTAAGCACTCAAAGCATTGATCGCGCTTTGTTGCTGTTGCTTGTTCAACCCCGTTACCGTCTGGTTAAAAGAAGTCAGTAATTCTTTTGAATTTTCTTTTACCGCACCCCAATCAAACTTCAAAACAGACCACACGACCTTCGCTAGATTATTAACCATGCCAGCCAAACCCATCAAACGGTTCACGAATTGATTTTTAATGAACTCCCACAAATCCTTAATCGCTTGTTTCGGGTGCGTGAACGCGTCAAATATTTTACCACCCAAGGCAGCAACCGTGTCCATGATCACTTGAAACACCGTTTTAAGGGGTTCGAGGAATTGACGTAACTTGTCTGCCCCGGCTTGAGTCTTCGTGAAATAAGCGATAAGGGACCCCAAAGCCACCACGATCGCCCCGATCCCCGTCGAGATTAGCGCTACCTTTAAAAATTTTAAAGCATTAGAAAGCAACCCGGCTCCCCCTGCCGATCCTTCCATTCCTTTCTGCATTAATAATAGTCCACCCTTGAACGTTTTCATTTCCTCCCCGATCCGTCCCATTGACATGCCAAACAACGACGCGAATTCATCAAGCATCCCGGAAGCCTTACCTTCAAAATTTGAAATAGCTTCCCGTGCTTCTTTCGCCCCCTTCTTCACGTCCTTCGTGTCAGCAGAAAATATCGCTTTTAAATTTAATCCCTTTCCCATACCTTGTACAAGTTTTTCAAATTTTGCCTCACGTCTGTACTCTCCAAATCCGGGAGCATCCCCTCGTTCTCGTCTTCATCCTCCCAGGGAAATCGCCACAAATCCCTCGGGTCTTTTATTCTACTTCTTGAATCCACCTGTATATTCAACAACTCGACGGTCTGTAACCGGATCAGGTTCGAATCAAGAATAATTTTTTCTTCTTTGGCCGCCATGAAGTAGCGAAGTTTCAAAAAGAAATCACCCACCCGCATTTCTTCAAACTCCGCTACCGTCATGCCCATCTGCCCGAGCGCTATCCCCTTGAAATAAGTCGTTGGAAGACGTTCTTTTTTTTTGACACGCCCACTTTTCCCGTAACATCATCACCACCCCCGCATTGTTCTTTATAGATTTTCAAGAACAACGTGATGTCCGAAGGCCTGACGATCTCGGATAACCCTTCTTTTGTTAACTCGAACTTGCGCCCTTCCATCCTCTCCCCTTCTTTTATCGCCGAGTACATGATTGTCAAAAGATCACGTGGGGTTACATTCCCGTCCTCGCCTAGTTTCGAGAGGTCATCAATACCCTTTTCCTCGCAAAAGGTCATCATGGCGTTCCAGTTCATTTCAACCCGGACTTTCTTTCCTCCTATTGATAAATAATAATTTTTCATGCTGCTGGCTCTACCGGGGTTAATTTAGACACTCCTTGCAAGGTTAGCGAGATCGTGGCCTCGTTCTCGGAATCGGATTTTTCAGAAAAAGCCGAAATAATCGCTCTACCTTTATAAGCTTTTCCTCCCTTTACTGAATAAACGAAGTCAACCGGTTCTCCAAGTAAAGTCATTTCAACGGCTTCATCACGCCCGATCCGGGTCGCCTTTTCTCCTTCCTCTGTCAACTCAACCACGGCATCAATTCCAAAACTGTATTCATAACCTGATACCGTTTTATTTTTTGTTCCCTCGTCATCCTTGGTTTGTGACTCTTTCACGTTTGGGGTAATATCAAACGAGTTACTCGTGGTGGCGGCAAATACCTTCTCTCCCACTTTTAAGGTTATATTATAACCAAGTATTTTCTTTCCCATGTTATACAAATTCAATTATTAAACACTCCATTTTTCTCATGTATATATCTCCATCGGTTTCTCCTGAAATCGCCAAGTTCGTCACGGATAGATCATCATCTCGAAGGGATAACAAATTCTTCATAACCCGGTCTGAAATATCCTTGCATTCATCAAAACTTCCAGCAACGACGTTAATAACCACGCCGTGATCGTACCGGTACACGCCATCTTTACTAGACACTGGATTTTCACTCACCTGGAATACGGCATAGGGTAAACTTTCAACATTCGAAACCATGTTGTAAGCATCGACAACCCCGTTAAAAATCCCTGCAATCGCTTCTTCCGTGCGCATTATTTTTGTTGTGCTAAAAATTTGTTCACTCCATCAACTAAATACTCTACAAACCTGTCGTAAACCTGCTGTTCCTGCCCTTCCACTGTTTTATCAAAAAATAACCGGGGACGTATACCCTCTTTTTGTTTCGTGTGCCGAAATCTCACCGGGTTTTGAAATTTGTGACTTGAATGTCTACGATTCAACGTCCCGTAATTCAAGAAGTACGCTTTAAACCAGGGAGAGAGCGCCAAGCGATTAGAATTACCGACTTCCCCGAAATAACCAAACTTCAAGCTCGGGTTCATTCCTTTTAGAGGCTTTATTTTTATCTTCACCCCTTTAACCGGGCTACCGCTTTTAATACTTTTCACCAGTGGTGTAATAGCTTTACGTAATGCCGCCCTGGCAATCCTGTTTATTTCGTTCGGGTAATCGTTCAACAATCGAAGAACGTCATCCACTCCTTTCAACATGACCCGGTTATCTTTCATCCTTCAACATTTTTATAGCGTCCAATTCCATGAAAGGCCGGGTCTTATCATGCACGATACAGGAAACATTATAATCACAACTTCCCCATCGAATGATACAACTCGTGTTTACGCCCGGCAAGGTGTAAGTCACCACGTGAATCTTTTCAAGAGCGATCAGGTTACCTTCCACGATTGATTCATTCGTTGGCAGTACCTGCACGTCAGCGAAAACAGTGGTCAACACCACGTACTGTTTGTGTAACTGCGCCATCTCCCCCTTGCTGTTAATCGCCTTCAAGAAAGTGATTCTATCCGTGAAGGCCCCTATATTTATCTTCCCCATCTTTTGTAAGCGTTAAGTAAATTAGATGATGCTTTCGGCAAATTTTCCACGCTATCAGAAGGATTTTCGAAGAAACGCCCCGTTACAAGCAATATGGCGGCTGTTATATCATCCGGGAAAATATCAAACCCGGTTTTTATCTTGATCTCGATCTTGCTCCCTCTACACGTGCCCGGAAGGATCACCGTGCTATCTTCCCAATCTATATCGTTAATCTCGTTCCCGTCTACCTTCACGCTAGCTTCTTTGATTGGCATGATTCCGGTTTTGATTTGCCGGGTAAAATCACCCGTTACCGAAAACTCGTATTCTCGTAACATGAGCCCGGTGTAATTCTCCGCTGCCGTTATTGCCGCTTCAAGTTTCCCGGTGATGTCCGCATCAAAGTCATTCGAGGTTACCCTCAAATGTCTTTTAGCCTGTTCCAAGGTTACAGGAGATTGACCGGTATCAAGACGTTTAACCTTCATATTCCTCGCAAAAACTGATAATTTTTTCCACCGTTTTTACCCCGATTCCCTCGATCGCCTCTAACGTTTCTCTTGCTGACAGAATGTGTTCCACGCTCGTGAAACCGTTACCGGCCAATATCGCTCTCGCCGGTAAACCCTCCGGGAGCACGTTTTCATCTTCGCCTTCCGTGTCTTGAATCAATATCGCGAACCCTTCATTCATCAACCGGGCCGCGTCTTCATCGGGGAGGCTTACCGTCTCCCCGCCATAATACCCGTAGCCCTTGATAGGCTTTTTAATCTTCACCAGCATTTTCAATCTGTTATTATGTCTTTAATCGCCGCGAAACTTTTCTCATGCTTGTACCCGAGATCGTGGAAAGCGTTCGCGACAATCTTAATATCCCCGCTCTTCGCAAGCGTGTACGGGTCAATAATGAAATCCAAGCCGCCCCATTGCGCGAGAACAACATCCGCAAAATTTCCAAAAATCATGGCTGACAAATTCGTTCCAGTTCCCTTTTTAATATCGGAAGGGACAAGATTCGTCACGACGGTCTTGTAACCGTTTACCTCTCCACCTTCCATGAGGAAGCGAGCCGTTCCCTGTGACTTTTCCGTTGTCTTCATCGCTCCACGAACTTTCGAATTAGTCAAGTACGCCAACGAACCAAGGTCCGCGTTTTCCACGGCCACGACGGTTTCCAAACCAACAACCTTTTTCCAATCCAAGACCGCACCGTTTTCCCCTCCAGTAACAGAACCGATCCCGTCCAGATTCAAAATACCTTTAGGCTCCCCGGATGCACCACTACCGTTAATCATCGCCTCGTTCAACGCCTTGGCGTGTGCCGTGGTCAATTCATTAACGATATAATTTTCAATATCGATTCCACTTTGGATGAATAATTGTTTCGAGTAAGCTCCCGTCAACGCCACACGCTTGGGAGACAACAAATGCTTGGAGAAGGATGTCTTCTCATCTTCCACTTCCCCGTTTTCATCAAGCCATTGAGCGGTGAATTGTCCACCTTTCACGAGTGGTAAATTTCCCACTAACCCGGTTAAAAAGGTAACGCCCAACTCGTTCAAGATAAGCTTTGCCCGCAAGGCATCAACGTAAACAAGGCCCTCTTCTTGCACGAGGAAACCTCCTTCCGCGGGAACCGTCACGTTCTGTCCAGTAGCGGCACGTTTATTGGATAACACCAGGTGAGGGATTCCGACACCTTTTAACTGCACCCCGATACTTGCTGCCTCACGTTTGGCTTCCGCGGCCATTTCGTTTTCTAACCCGGACAATTTCCCATCGATAGCCTCACGCATGTACTTGGCGTAAGAAAAACGATTAACCTCACGACGTTCCGAATCCGTGATATGATTTGCCGCTAACGCCTTGTCCGCCGCGTCAACAACAATGGCATCATTCAACTCCCGGGTGTATTCATCAATCTTGGTCAACAAAGATTGAGCCTCTTCCTTTTTATCCTCTCCCAATTTCCGGTAATTTTCAATCGTCTGGGAAAGGTCTTTCCTAATCTCGTGAATCTTTCTACTCATAATTATAAATTTAAACGTTATTATTTTGACATTGCTAAAGCCGCTTCTGCCAAGCTGATACGACCTTGTGAATCCGTATCCTCGATTCCATTATCGAGTAAATTTCTTTTATCCCCAAGCAAATCAAGAATGTCGGAAACCTTCATTTTCACGATCTCGGAACGTTGGTATTTCCCTCCCAAGGCATCATGAATACCGGATAGAATGTCCGGAATTTCCTCAACCCCTCTTTTCGTCGCGTTTCTATTGCCCGGTAAAACCACCACGGCCACTTCTAACAATTCTTGCCCGTCATAATAATATGTCGGGTTTGTCCCGTTCTCGGCCTCTTCACCCGTTCCCCAGTAGCCTCGTTTGGTTGGATAAAAAAACACGCTCACCGCGTTAATTGTTCCCACCAAAATTTTACGGAAAACTTTGTCAGCGACCGGGTTTAAATCCACCGTTTCAAACGTTATCGCCACGATCAACTGGTCATTTTCCACCCGTGCCGCCCCCCTACCGATCACCATGTCCGGATCAGACGAAAAAGCGTTATGCTGGTACGTTACGACCCCGTTTTTTTCATACCGTGTCAAGTCCCACTTATCAACAGGCAACACGGTCCTGTAACTATCCCTAGAATTATCGCTAGCGATAAATTCTACCGTCCTACTTGTCTCCACGTCATCAGGTAGACCACGAACAAAAAATTTACAATAATTGTCTATTTTCATGTTACTCTTTATTTATTGTTTCTCCTACCACGTTCAAATTAGCCGGGTACATGAACTTCTCCAAACCATCCTCCCGGTTTAGTCCTTCCATGTTTCTCACCTCGTTACGATTCAACCAACCATCTTGTATCCCGTTATGGTAAAACGCACCACGACTCGCCATGTCTCCACGCAACAAACCGTTCAGGTCAAATTTTATATGATAGGTATCTGATTCCCCTTCAAAAAACAACTTGTTCTCAAGTTGATACTCGAACCGTTTCACGGATGGTCGTAATGAATACTGGACGAACTGGATATCTTGGTGTTCTATATTGCTAAAAGTCGAACGAGATAAATCCGCCAGCATGTGAGGCGGTAACGAAAAAATTCGTGCAATATCTTGAATGCTGAACGCTTTTGTCTGTAACATCTGCGCCGCCTCCGGGGAGATTCCAAGTTGCTTTAACTTGATCCCGTATTCGAGCAGCGGGGTTTCAAAATTTTTAGCGGATTCCGTGTAATGCCTCATGAAATTGTTATACTCCTTATCCCCAAGACTCCCATCCGTTTCGAGAACCGATTTTATATTACCTCCCTTTTCGAAAAATTCCGTTCCAAACCTTGTTGCGGCCATTCCATTCCCGATTGCCTCCGCGTTATACACGATCGGGTTTATACCTTTCACTCCATCAATCGAGAATAACATGAAATGACAAATTTCGGTATCATTATAAACACCTTGCAAGCCATCATTCCCGGAAATCTTGTAATATTTTACCCCGCGATACAAACCGGGGACAACCCGGGACGGGTGAACCGGGAACAAGGAAGACACGTCCCCGTAAGAATCCCGGTTAATTATCACGTAAGCGTTTCCCCAACCATCAAGACAATTATTCAAAAAAGCCCAAAACGTGAAAACATCCTGGTACCCGTTGGGTCTTTTATGCAAAATATCATGCACCGGGTGATCTACCGCTATCTTTTTACCGGAGGCTGTTTCTTTTAAAACAGATTTAGGTAAGGACGCTATGTTCTCGCTACGAATCCTCATGGCAGCGAACACGGCTGTAAAACGTAAAGCCGTGTCGTTATTCACGTCCACACCGTTCAAATTGGGAACAAAAGAAGGCTTCCAGTCACTGGCTGGCTTAACTTCTACACCCCTTTTTTGAAGCCCGATTTTCGATAACAATTGTAAAAACTGCATTTTCATGTAATATTTCAACAAAGAAACGACAGTTTTTACAACCAATCAACGCGACATTGTCGCGTTTCTTCACCTCACGCGTCTTTTCTTCGCCTAAAACTATTAAAAGAAGTGTAGCGGCGGCGTTTAAACGACTTCACGTATTCTGTTTCAAGACTCTCGTAGATTTCTTCCTGGGTCTTTCCCCGTTTTCCCTTACGCATTTCCTTGTACAATTCCTCGTTAAACAACTCGATAAATCCCCGTTTCGTGGTCATTTTTAAAACACGAGGAGTGATCTCTTCTGTATTTTTTGTATTATCTTCCATGAATCACAATTTTATCGTCCGAAGCCCGTGGCTCTTGTACATTTGACTGGATTTATCGGCGAGCGTCCGGGACATGTAACCTGCCACGGCGTTAACCAAGGCCGCGCACCCGTCCACCTTTTCAGACGAACGTTTCTTGTCTATTCGTATATTCAGGTTCGGATCGGTGTAAATAAAAACATTCCGGAACATCCAACGTAACACGGGATTGTTCATTAAATCCATCGATTGGGAAAGTAACATCCTTTGTAATTCCTTCGTGGGCTGCGACAAGGTCGTGATCCGCTGGGGTAATTCGTCCATCACGTCGTAATATCCCCGGTCTCCTAAATATTGTATCACACCGTTTGCCGCCAAAAATGGATCATACGACAAATTCTTCACGTCATATTTCCGGAGGATCAATTCAATATCTTCTTTCAAGAATTCAGTGTCTATTATATTACCTAACGTGGTCGTGATATACCCTTGATCTACCCAAACCCTGTAATTCACCTTGTCCTCTTTCTCGATCATTTTCGCCTCGGGTATCCAGAAGAACATCTTCACCGGGTTATGGGGCAAACCTGGAAAGAACAACGCTAAAGCGTTTATGTCCCCGGTCGAGGCTAAATCAAGCCCCGCGTAACATTCCTCCCCAAACAAAGTATCATCAAGAGTCCCGTGATTATTAGCCATTATAATCTCGTCACTAATCCATACAGTTGGGGCATCCACCCACAAGTTCAAATTCTTCGTTTTAAACTCGACTTCTTTTGAAAAGGGTCATTCATGGCCGCTTTCAATCGACGTTCCATGTAATCCATGTTCACTGACACTCCAAGATTCGGGCATGCCTTCACCCATGTTTCGGGATCTTTCCAATCATCTTTCTCGTCAAGCGAGAAAATCAAAATAAACGTGTCGTCCTGTTCCTTGATCCCGTCAAGAATCTCTATGTATACACGTCTTTTATCGTAACACGGTAGACTTAAATTTAACCCTGCCGTGGTTGTCATGAATATTAACGGCTGGGTTCTCGCCCCCATACCCGATTCTATAACGTCATAAATATCAAAGGTTGTCCAGGCGTGGACCTCGTCGCATATCCCACAACTCGGGTTGAAACCATCCTTGTTATTCGTGTCCCTGGAAAAAGCCTTGAAAACCGACATCGTGTTCTCGACCACGATCGATTTTTTACTAACCAACGCCCTCTTTTTTAAAACCGGGGATTGTTGTATCATGGCACCCGCCGCGCTCCAACAAATCGAGGCCTGATCTTTATCCACCGCCGCGCTATATACCTCCGCCCCGAATTCCCCGTCTACAAGCAACATGATTAGCCCGATCGCCGCGGCAAGTTGTGTTTTACCGTTTTTACGTGACACTTCTAAATAGCCCACGTTAAAACGCCGCGCCCCTCCCGCCTTTTTCCATCCAAAAATAGAAGCCACCACGAAACACTGCCAACCTTCCAGTTCGAATTCAGTCCCCGCCCATTTCCCCTTGTAATGCCGCAACAACGAGAAAAATTCTAATGCCTTCATCGCGGCCCTCTCGTCCCAGAATATCCCTTTCTCGACAGCGTATTTCAAGTCATTCACGTGACGCTCGACCGTCTTGATTTCAAGCCTTCCGGCCTTCCTTTCCCCGGACAAAACGTCATCCACGTATTTATTCATTTTCTTTATATACTCCTTACTTCTCGCCATCTCCAAAATTTCTCATGAATTTATCGAATTCATCTCCTTCCTCTTTTCGACCCTCGACTTTCACCCGGGAAGCCGAAGCCGGGGTAATCCCCAACTCGCTGGCCAACCGGGTGGCATTAGCCAGGTACTCGCTGGCCATTCGATCCAGCGGGTTACGAGTCGCTTTCATTAGAATCCCATCTTCATTGTGCAATTCGATCACGCACCCTTTCTTTTTTAACTCCTTTTCCGCCTCGATGTATTTCCCCATCTCGCTAGCGTACAGGAGAACCGTGTTAATATTCACGACATCAAGGACACCCTTGTCCGCTAGTTGTTGGGCCGTGACCTTGAAAACTTTTTTCGCCTCCACGCACAGGTAAGATGGCGGGCTCGGGATTTCTGTTATCTTGTCGAATGTTATTTCCTCGCGCATCCGGCAGGGCTGATCTGTCCCTTTCAATTTTTTCAAAGCGTTAGATATTGGTTTTCGTCCTTTTCCCATGTTTACCTCCTATTTAAAAATTTTCCAATTTTGCACGCACGTTAATTAAGCTGGGGGTATGGTCTTACAGATTTTTGCCATAGAGATTTATACCCCCCTTCCCCTCCAATTTTATTAATATATTTTATTTCAATCACTTAACAATTTTATCTATTTTTCCCCTTCAAACACCCCAAAAGTGCCATTTTGCAATGTCGAGATAGCAAAATTAATGTTCACTAAATTATTTCTTTATTGCACATTGACCTGTTTCGCTCCTGTTTTTATCCCGTTTTTTAAATCGTTTAAGGCCTTCTTAGAATAGTTCGTCAAGTGTATGAACTGCCCTGTTGTTTATCCTCGTTTCTTCCTCTATGGCCCTTAAATAAATCTTAGTGGTTTCGATGCTAACGTGACCTAACATTTGTTGCACGTCATAGATCGTGGCCCCCGCCTTCAAGGAAAGAATTGCCGCGGTATGACGGAGAGAGTGACAAGTGAGGAACTTGCTATCCAAACCTATCTCCCGCAATCGTCTCTTCACGATCCGGGACACCATCACCGGGTTTAGCTTGGCTTCCTTGTACCCCCGGGCGTGAGAAACAAACAAGTAATCAGACTCGGTTATATCACCACGGCAAACGATGTAGTCATGAATGGCTTCCAGCATTTTACTCGTGATCCCGACCTCCACGTCTTTCTCCAGGTGTCCCTTTCGCTGCAAACGTATCGTGACCTGTTCCTCGTTCTTCACGTCTCCAACCGTCATTCTACATATTTCCACCCGCCGGAATCCAGCCCGGACCATGAGCGAGATCATGGTGAAGTCTCGTTTCCCGATGATCGAGTTTTGATCTATCGAATCGAGTAACTTCTTTACCTGCTCGATCTTCAAGTAACCCTTTCTAAAATCGTTACGCTTCTTGGGAGATCGAACGCCTGAAGCCACGTTGGTTGTTAATCCCCGATCCTCTAGCCACTGGAATAATTTACGTACCACGGTCATGTACAAATCAACGGTGTATAAGGATTTCCCGGACTTTAACAAGTGATCTTTATACTGGATGATATTGAACTTCTTGATCTTCCAGAAATCAAGTTTCGACACGGCAACCCATATTAAAAATTGATTGATCGCGCACTTGTAAGTTCCACGACTCAACAGGTTCACGTCCTGTTCTCCCAAAAATTCTCCCACTAGTTCACTGATCGCTTTCATTTATCAAGTACGCTTCATCGTTAATGGTTCGTGCATGGCTTATTTTCCCTTCCCTCTCAAGTTCTTCTAACGCTTCAATCGCCGCCAAACGCAACGGGAACAAAATATCTTTCACCAGTAACACGTGGTCAGGTGTTTGCTTGTTTAAAACCCGTTCATGTTGGATTCTCTCTATGATTTTCATTAATACCTCTTTCATGCAATAATCTTTTATCCTTGTTACCTTTCTCGATGTTATGCTTCCGGCATAAAGATTGCCAGTTCGTCTTATCCCAAAAATCACACAGGGGAAACGGGATGATGTGATCCACGACTTCCGCTGGTGTTATTATCCCCTCTTGTTGACATTTAACGCACAACGGGCATTTTTTTCTAAACTCTCGGCTCTCCCTCGTCCAGCGGGCCGTGTGATACAAGTCATGGCTACGGGGACGAAGTCGCATTTTGTCATTCTCCCGGGCCTTGGGTTTCCAAGGCCGTGGAAGAGATTTCGGTCTTTCTGGCATGTTCTATTTTTTTAAATTCAACACTGACTATCTTTTCCAAAACTCTCAATCCCCCACACGTGGTACAAACCACCTGATCGTACCCTCGTTCTCTATCGTTCCATTCCCTCGTGTACCCCCTACCCTCGCAACGGGGGCAGATCACCATTCTCGTGTATGTTTCCAAGGTTTCCATCATTCAAATTATCTCAGTCAATACCACTTCATCCCAGTACGGGAATTTCAACTGCTTTTTATCCGCCAGATATTTTTTCTTGCTTATCCCGGAACACCACCAGTTAAAAGCATCTTCCGCCGAATCGAATTCTAGGTATTTCCCGGATTCTTCACGTAATTTTTCTATCGTGTTCACGTACGCTTTTCGGTGATTGGGAAACATTCGTAACTCTTTCCTTTGACTTTTGCAATTCATCGGGCAACCTATGCAGCCGATTCGATCCATTTTCTTGTACAACTCACAAACTGGCAAATGTCTTTTTTCAAGGAACTCGAAAACGTCAGAGGTCGTCCAATCAAGAATAATTGCAAGCAACGGCTTGTCACAACCGAGCTTGCAATCGTTCGTGAACACCTTCCTTTTCGCCCTGCGCTTACTCTCTTCCTTCCGGATTCCAATCACGACGACCTCGTTTAATCCCCTACGCTCCTTTATAACCTCGCAACAATACCGGCGATTCCGGAGGGGCAACATCTTCTTTTGCAGGATGAGCTGGAACATGGTTTTCTCCGGTTTTAACCATGCAACACCAGGGTAGTTGGTTCGGATAAACCGCAGCAGTTCCGGTGGATCAACCGAGGTTTGGTAAAAGTACGCCTTGAATTTCACGTGTGCCATCCTGCACAATTCGTGAATCACCTGGGAATCTTTTCCTCCACTGAACGCCACGTGAAAACCATCCGGGGAGTATTGTAACGCCATTTTCTCCATTTTTCGAAGAAGGCATATTGAATTAAATATCTTGTCACTTAACGCTCTCATTTTTTCTCTGTTTTATCGTACGGAACTCTCCACGCTTTCTATCGCTTTAAAAATCTCGAGTACTACTTGCGGGACCATTGAATTACCTAGAGCCTTTATCGATTCTTGTCGCCATCTTGAAAAGGTAATACCAGATAGTCTTCCGGAAATCCCATCATCTCCTCGACGAATAGCGGGTTCAGTTG